AGTAATTGGCTCTCGATTCGTTAGCACCAAGACCCGATCATTCGGTCATGCGGTCAACGTTCTCGATCATCACATCCTAGCCGATCATTACGGGTCACTCCCTATCGTTAGAGAGTCCGAAATTGAAGACTTATTGACAGACCCTGAGAGCGTTGACGAGGTCATTGAGTTCGGATTCCTAGCGGATGATTGGTCTGAAATTGAGACTCTCAGAAATAAAGAAATCAGCAAGGAAGCAGGGCTTGTTTTCGACTCTAACAAATAGGCCCAAAGCCTAGCCCCTTAGGGCTTGATTTAGCCCCCCAAAATTGGGGGGCTTTTTCTTTGCCCAATTTTTAGCCCCTATTGACCTAGTAGAAACTTAAATCGGCTCTGTGTGGCGAATTCTGGCGCTTAAATCTCTCGGGAGTGTCTTTATACCTTTCGGGTAACTTGCATGCACTCAGCAAGCACACAGCCCCTATTACGTCGATTTTCTGATCTGCTCACTACTACAGTAGCAAGCCCCAAAAAGCCCCCAAAGCCCCCAAACCGAAAAGCTAAATCGTGTCAGTTAGCCTACCCACTTGACAGCCTCGAAAAGACTCATTTTGAAAAATTTTTTGATCTGAATTTCTCAAACAAGCAGAGCTTAATCCACTGGAGTTCGTAGACAAAAAACAGAATGTTTTTTGTACAGGAAGATTTATGTATAAGAATATATATATACGTTTAGTATATATATATTTTATACATAAATCACGCGTGGTGGTGCGCACACACATATGTATGTGCACATGAACCGAGCCGATTTTTGCCCCAATTTTTCACCGATTTTTGCCGAAATCCCTCTTCAGAAGAACTCTTAACATCTTCATCAGTCAAAACAATATCTATCTTAGGACTTTCATCGCTTCGCTTTGAAGATGAAAGGTCCCAAGACAGATAAATGGGCCGAAACGGAAACGGAGCAGCGAAATGAATGACAAAAACTTGAACGAAATAACGGATCAAATTGCTAACGGCTTGTATGAGCTTAGTTATTTCAGTAATACAAGAAGTCATATGGATAACTGGTTTGAGTTACTAAATGTAGTAATTGAAAAACTACAAGATATGCATGGTGAATTTGATGGATTTGATATCGAAGCCGAAGTTAATTTTGTAGGAAAAGCCACAAATGGACCTAGTTATGAATTTATTGGAGATATGTCGATTGATGAATACGGAGTGATTACTTGTATAGATTGTTTAGAACCTATAGACGAGTGTACACACGCATCTTAATCAAAATAAATCATAAGAACTCTCTAAATCTTTTTTCCATCCCTACGGTCTGTAAATGAAAAAAAGATAGAGAGAACAGCGGAAACGGAGTGAAGCATGGCAAGCAAAACAATCACAATCGATTTAACACCGAATTGGGAAAACATCATAAGAGCTATGGAAATGTCTAAAGCAACTATGACTGCTAAACAGTGGGAAAAGAGTGCAGAAAAAAGAGTAATGGATGAATGTTTAAAGAGTAGAGGGTAAGCAAATGACTAAGAATTTTGAAGATAGTTACTGGAAAAATCACCACCGAAAGCTGATACAGCTTCGAGCTGAAATGAAAAATCACCGACTTGGTGACGAATGGACTAACAGTCCATTTGAAGATGAACTAAAAACCACCGAAGAAGTTATTGCCTATAGGCAAGAACTGAAAGAAGAAAGATTGATTGGCGATTTCGGCAGCCTTTATGAAGTACCTAGACATGATTGTAATTATTGCAAAGGATATCTATTCCCAAATGGATATTTTATGAGTGTTATATCTTTCCATTGTTCTTATGTTAGTGCTTATGGAAATGAAGATCAGCCATATGAAATAGCTATAAGAGTAGATTCTACTGGTGATTTTGTTCATTTAGATGGTTATGACTACCGTCATGACGATGTTCTTGGTTACCTCCCCTTAGAAGATGTCGCTGACATCTTTTACCAAACGAGAGACTTAGCTACACACACATCTTAATCAAAATAATCATTAAAGAAAACTCTCTCCTTTTTCCCATCCCTTCGGTCTGTAGATGGAAAAAAGAATAGAGCAAAAGCGAAAGGAAAAGCATGGAGCCAGAAATTGACGGTTTAAACGAAATCTTCCACTGTGAAGAGAGTGGAAAGTGTGATTGCTGTGAAGCAATTTTCTTACCAACCGATTGGACTGATTCAGTCCTAGCTGAAGAAAGGATGTAAAGATGGATTAGGAATTGAAAATCTGAAAGACGTGGACACACTCTAAATCAATCAAAAAGAATATCTTATCAATCTCCCTCATCCCTACGGTCTGAGAATGAGGAAGATTGAAAGATAAAGTGAAACGGAGAAACGAAATGGCAATGACAAGAAAGCACTATCAAGCAATCGCTGAAGCACTTGGAGAAGTTCATGCTATTAAACTTGCTTTTAGCTATAACTCCAATCCAAAATTAGCTCTTGAAGGAGCTATTACTGGAATAGCTGACAGATTGGGTTCCATATTTGAAGCAGACAATCCCAATTTTGATTGGGATCGCTTTAAATCAGCTATCGAAAAAGAGTTTGATGAAACTATGGAAAGACTTCCGTACAACAGCAGCAACTGGCAGTTTTAAAAAAAAAGCAATCTTGAAAGGATTAAATATGACCTACCAAACATACAGAATTTACACTCAAGACTTAGAGAATTACGACACTGATTGTGTCGTAAATGAAGGGATTTGGAAGGCTAAAGGTGGAGATACATACAAAGTTACAGTGCCAGAGGGTTTTAGGGCTAGAAATAATGCTATGGCTCTTGTTTCACAAGAACTAATTATCAACGGCGGCTTTGTTCAATACATTTCTCTGGTAGAAAGATGTGACAATGATTGGATTCCATCTAATGACTGTAATGCTGACCCTTGTAGAGATGAATATTGTGTAGAAGATGATAAAAGATTGAAAATTATTTCAATCAAATAGATTTGTTGAACCACTACGATCCATAACTTCGGTTGTGAATCGTGTTGGCTTTACAAACGTTAAAGTCAGGCAAAGAAAGGATGCGGTTACGTGACTAACCCATTAAACAACTCATGGTATTCAACTGGAACCAACAAGTATTCCATACTGGATGAAGTAGCTACAGCTACAGATACGCGTGAGTCAGTAGTTCAAAAAGAGGTCGAGACAATCTTGGCTAGTAGTGAGTGTAAACACTCAGTTATGGAAGTTATGGTTGATATGAGCAGCGTTTGGATGTTCGCGTCAACTAAAGCTGACGATCTAACCTCATCTCTTAGAGAGATAGAAGGATCTATAGACTCTATAGAAGATGTAATTGGTGGTGGTGATTATGATGTTGATTGGTATGACAGTGGTGATGAAGTAAAAATTACTGTTAGTAAATATGATGGTAGTGATGACGCAGAAGCATATATCAATGACGCAAGAACTGAAATTAATGATTTGATTGGTGAAATTCACCAACAATTAAGCGATATTCGTCAAGAAGATATTGATCCAGAAAACATCTACCACCTATGCACAGAGTGTAGAGCTACATTCAATCACGAAGAAGTTAAGTATGTAAAGGAGGCTCAGGCATGATTGCACTTATATTATTACCAATAATTGCCCTATCTCTGATAGGGCTGGTCAGTGAGTTCATCCGAAACGATTTGGAGCAGTAACTACTCTCTAACTCTTTATCCCTGAACGAAGTGAAGGGAATAAAGAGTAAAGAGAGTAAGAGAAAGGAAAGCCGATAAGCTAACGACCCTAGCGTAAACAAAAAACTAAACACAATTTTTGAAAGGATTGTAAACAATGGCAAACAGAGTAGATTTTAGTACAGAGACCGTAGGAAAAATGTTGAAGGCAGCAGCGAAAGCAGCTCACAAAAACATAAATGCCCACACACCTATGAACAGACCAAAGATGGTTCGTTCAGTGTGGTTCAACAGAGGCTATGCAGCAGGTGTAGCCGCAGCTACAGCTGAAGCTGAGAAAAAGTTTCGAGTTGGAGACAAGGAGCTTGTAGCTCCTGATGGTGAACCGATTGTGGTTCAGCTTACAGACTCAATGGAGTCTGTTGAGCCAGAGATTGATGTCGTTGATGTCGTTGATACAACGGCAGATGAGGGAGCCATCATAGATGAGGATGACCAGAAGAGACTGTTAGATATCCTAGCAGCTTTTGGCAAAGCCAACGGCCTTGACCCCATCAAGGCATAACAGGGACTTAAGCGTAAGTGTGTCATGCGAATGGCATACTTGCGCTTAACTTTCCGACAGTGTATAGTTAATCTTGAAAGGATTACAAATGACAACAGCACAAACACATGTAATGACAGTCCCACAAATCACCGATAGGCTAACAGCGTTAGCTGATTTTCAGCAGAGTTGTGTCGATATGGTAGTACCATCTCATTCAATCACCGCTCAGGTGGGGCAAATTGGAGAGGCTTATGAGCCTCTTATCAATGTAAATCTAGGCATCGGAGATGCCTCGCAGTTCTTGGTTCACATACAGGACCATGCACATAATCAAATCTTCCAAACTGGTACTGATATCGGTCTCCACTATGGGAGAAAGCTGCTTACAGCACCAGACTTATGGGCTACCAATGTGAATCATTGGTTAAGACAGAAAGACGAAGACACTTCGTATCTCTTAAGAACCAGAAAAGATTTCTTACGATCTTTTCTGAGTTCTCGATACAAGATCGTAAACAATTACGATGTAGCGTTAACGACGCTACAAAAAGCGACTACAGTAGGAGCTTTTCCACACCGATTTGATGTATCTGATACTCACATGAGGCTCACATACTTAATGCCAAATCGAACCGTTGACTTGAATGACGGGGACACACACACATTCGGATTCAGAGTAAGCAACTCTGAGGTAGGCATGGGTGCTGTAGATGTGAAGCCATTCTTGTTTCGTTGGGTTTGTACCAATGGTTTAATCATGGGTACTAAGGAAGTTAAACAGGGTGCTATGCACAAAGTACATAGAGGCTCCGACTTACCGTTAGGTCAGTTGTCTAGTCGTACAATCCTAAAGCAAGCAGAAGTAATTCTCAGCGAAGCTGAAGATGCCATTGAAGGTTGCCTTAGTGATGAGATGTTTAACACATGGAAGCGACAGCTTGAGGCTGCTAATGAAACAGCTTTAGCTGACGAGCCAGTCAAAATTCTAAAAAGAACTAAGTTCTTTACGGAAGCTGAGTCTACCAACATCTTGTATGAGTTAGCACAGGCGCAGCAAACAGTATTCGGTATGGTGCAGTCGATGACAGCTACAGCCCGTAACATGCATAGCGACAGGCGGCATGAGGTTGAGACTTTCGCTGGAAAGTATCTCAACGAGTTAGTGCCAGTTCGATAAACCAACTACTACTCTCTCACCCCTCGACCGAAGGGAGAGGGGTAGAGAGAGAGTAGTTGAGAGCTGGTAAAGGGGCTGAAGCAGCGCAGTTGTATGCCAACGAGCACCGTGTTTCAGTCTCTCTACCAACACTCAACTGTTGGAGAAAGGATTGCTAATGCAATTAGCAGGGAGATGGGACTGTGAAGAATGCGGTACGCCATACGATGGGAATCAAGACCCCGTGTGTACGTGCGATGACATCACTGACCCAGATCTAAAGTCGCTGTTAAGCGAGTGGTATGAGAATGCAGATGAAGAATGGTATCCAGAAGGGAGTGCGAGTGGATAAAACAAATCCGATATTCACTGACGATGATACGCATACGTCAGATGATGAGGTAGCAGAATACATATGTATAGGAGGCGAGTCTTGGGGTGTAGGTCATACACCTAAGCAAGCTATAGATGCTGCGAAAAAAGCAGGGCTAGATAGAAAGTCTGACGTGTGGGCTGTATGGGAAAGCCTTATATCTCACGGGAGGATTAGGTTGATAGCCGAAACCAAATCTATAACAGTAGTTCCACCTATAGATATGGATTGGGATGAGTCTTTGTTTTGGGAATCTAAGTATAAACCTGCGCGATTGCGAATGATTGCGTGTAGTTCTAAGTTTTCTGTTCGGATAATACGAGTACGTACTAACCGAATTGAACGAGAACTCCGCAGGAAAATGCAGCTACAAGGGATAGATATAGATCCAACACAAGCCATAGAAGCAGTTGAAGAACTCTTGAAGGGAGACGCGAATGGAGATTAGTGTGAACTCTACAACGCAGAAACGTGTGACATACGACACGAATCATGTGTTGAAAGGTGAGAAGGAAAGCTCTGATAGGTATCTGTCAGTGCATATCAACTCACCCACTGTAGCTGAACTACTAGATATCTTACGTGTAGCAGCGGAAGAAGTAGGCGGTGACGCAGTGGTATGGAGTCAAATTTCAGACTCAAATAGGTGGTATATAACCTGCCGTGAGAGAACGGAGTTTGATGATGCCTAGACAATTACATAAATTAAATCTAGACATAGTGCTACCTGTAGAAATGGAAGTTGACGATATCGTAGAACTGTTTGAGCAGAGCTTCGATGTATGGTTAGCTGAGACATTTAACGGAGCAGTAGTGGGTGTAGATTTACACATGCCAGTAGCAGGACATGGCTGGAGAGAACGGTATCGTACAAATGTACGCTTAATGCTCACAGCACATCTTGATTCATGGCAAAAAACTCTGGAGAACTATAACGCAGGAAGCATGACACTAGGTAACACAGCTAAGTTATGTGGAGTCTCTCGGACTGCGGTATACCACTGGATACAAAGTAATAAATTGACAGGGCATAAGAACATAGAAGGCGAGTGGATGATTGACACTCAAGAACTAGATGCACTGGCGAAGGAAGGATCGTAGATGGCTGAGAAAATTGAGCCGAAAGTAAACACAATAACCTTTGGGATTGAGGGTATTCCATACTCACAAATCACACTGGATGCGAGTGACCCTGATGGTGGCATAGCTACTGCCTTGTCATGGCACATTGCATACACTGATGCGTTTGATGAAATTCAAGCAGCTCAGACAGGAGCGCAAGAGATTGTAGCCCAACAAGATGCACAAGCTGTGGAACCACAGGCCGAAGGCGGTCACATGGTACAGGAAGCGGTGGCTCTTGGTGGTGAGGAACGATGTCCCGATCACCCAGACCGTGACCCGAAGCCTAGCCAATACGGTGGTACATTCTGTACGTTCCCATTTAATCCACCACAAAAGGTTGAGTACCCTGACGGAACCGTTAAGGTAGTTAAGTTTTGTACGTGGAAAAGTCAGGTGAAGTCATAATGAGAACGCAACGTGAGATTATTCTCAAGGTTGTGTCTCAGTCTGCTGAGCCTGTCCCATCATGGAATCTACAGAAGGTAGATACATTTTGGGGTTGGCTTGGTACGTCTGGTGACCGAGTAGCTCGGTTAATGGCAGAGAATGGTGAGCTTGAACGAGTACGGAAAGGTAAATATGTGTACTACAGTGTGCCACAACCATCCAAACAACAGCGATTGTTGTAAGCCTGTAGAATCACCGTTACAGAAAGGGTTGCGCGAACGCAGAGAACGCATCGCTCATCTACCTGAGTTAGCTAGGTATGAGTACGTATGTGATGGTTGCGCTCGGTTTGTCTGGACTGATGGGTCTAGTCAATTCCTTTCCGAAACAGATACACCGTGTAGATGCATGGGTACAGTACAGGAGGACATACCTGTGCCTACTGACGAACCTGTGCAAGAAAGTGAGAGTACTGAATGGTGGAGAAAATAGAGTACGAGCGAAACCCTGACGGGTTATCGTACACGGAAGAACTTGAGGGAGGCGAAGCCTTACTGAAGTTCAAGGCCGAGAAGATTAGACTGGAAAAGACAGGCGCACATGCTGAGGTACAGATACTTATAAATGATGTACTCTTAGCAGCCGACCAGTTTAACCTGAGTCGTCTAGACCCTAGACAACGCATGGCTAACAAGGCACACAAGCAACTGAATACAGGCAAGACTGAGCTGATAAGCGCAGCCGCACTGAACCATAGGTTTGATGAGTTTTGTATCGGATTGTGGGATGCGAATAGCGCATCCACATTAGCAAGTTGGGTGAACATTGACGGTGAACTCTCTTTACCAGAGTACATAGTCAATCCATTCCTGTTAGCTAATGGTGCAGGAACCATCTTGTATGGGGAACCTGCGAAGGGCAAGTCATGGTTCACCATGATGCTTGCTCAAAGCATTCAACACAACATCGAGTATGTATTCGATGTACGTGGTAAACGTAATGTCATCTTTGTGAATCTTGAACGAGATGAAGATGGTGTCATACGTAGGATGCGAGCGGTGAACAGGGCATTGGGACTTGATTACAATCAAGAACCACTGATGATTAACCGCAAGGGCTGGACATTAGAACGTGTAAAGAACAGCATCGAGAAAAGTATTGAGCACCACAATGCTGAGCTAGTGATACTAGATAGTATCAGTCGTGCAGGATTGGGACTCACTAACGATGAAGATGCGAATGCAATCATGGATCACTTGAACTCGTTAGGCGTGTCATGGCTAGGGATAGCACATACACCTAAGAGTAATACCGAGACTGTGTTTGGTTCTCAAATGTTCTTAGCTAGTGCTGACGTAGTATGTCAACTGACAACTGAGGAACAATACCAAAACAATAAACTTGGATTGGCATTGCAAATCACAAAAGCAAATGACATCCCGAAGGTGAAGCTACCTATCTGGGCTATGGAGTTTGATGACTACGGTATACATACCATGCGTGAAGCATACGACGGTGAGTTCTTGGAGCTGACTGAGTTTGCTACATCACGCAAAGAAAAAGTCATAGAGTTCCTACGTGAGAACGGACCATCAACAGTGAAAGATATTTCAGCGTCGATGTCTATTCATAGGAGCACTGCAAGTGGCTTGCTCTCAGGTAACCCTGAGTTTGTAGCACTTGAACGTGATGGCAAGGAACAGATATACGGACTGACCAGTTTGCATCAATCATCAGCGCCAGCGCCTATTGATTATGACAAAGGGTATGAACGTAGTGTGCAGCAAAGTAGCTTCTAAGTGTTGAGTCGAACTCGATACGACTACTATCGAGTATAATAGTACCAACACTTACGGTCAAGCGTAGTGTATTGACTGTGTGAGTTTCGCTTAAGGCTCAACTCAACAGTAAATAGAGGTGTATATGAAAAGGTCTCCGTTAAAAAGGACAGGTAAACTTCGGTCTCGGTCTAAGAAAACTGAGGTGAAGTACAGGGAACGAAGAAAAATAGTTTCTGAGTTACTCAGTACCCGTACTAAATGTGAAGCTGACATAAAAGGAGTGTGCAGTAACAGGAGCGTGGATGTGCATGAGGTAAAAACACGGGGGCGTGGAGGCAGCATACTAGATGTAGATAATCTACGTTGTGTCTGTAGACCATGCCATACGTGGATTACTGAGCATCCAAAGGAATCACATGAGTTAGGTCTGGTAGTACATGCATGGGAGTAAGTATGGGATACCACAAGAATAAAGAAGTCGATAAAGAATCTGAGTTTGTGCCAAAGCGCAAAAAGATTAATCGGAATAACCGAAGGAGAGGAAAGGAGTATGAGCGTAGAGCCGCAGCCATCGTGGGAGGGAAACGAAACCTCGACAAATCCCGACCGCACACAGATGTCGAAACGGTGGATACAGTTTACGAGATTAAGTCAACTCAACAATCAGTACCCAACTGGTTGGAGGGGGCATACAAGCAGCTCGCACTGGCGGCAAAAGAATCGGGGAAGGTAGCAGGGGGAGTCATCAAGGTCTGGACTAGCGGAGCTAAGTCTCGGTTCTTTTTGATTACAGAAATCACAGATACACAGAAAGGATTATGTGATGGCAACGAACGGAGTGGGTCTGGAGACCCTGAGATCCCTAGTTAGAGGGATACTGAATGAGCGAGATGAGGTGTATGCACCTGACCTTGCTAAAGAATTAATGGCTACTCATGGTGATACAGACTGGTGGACATCTCTTAAAGATGATGTGTTCGACAATGCTGTATACAGCGAAGTAGTAAAAGTGATAGGCGCACAACGTAGAGCAGGACAGAAAACTGTGTACGGTGACAGGGCTATCACTGCAAACAAGATGGTAGACCGCATAGAAAAGATGCGCACCTCTCGTATGGGTGGCATGGAATGGATTGGGGATAGGTACAAACGCATTAGTGAAATGACTAAGGCCGATGTCTATTCAGCAGCAGAGTTACGACGAGAACGTGGTGACCTACACAGTAGGTATGCAATGTTCTGGGAAGCTCTCGCAAGGAAGATGGATGATTCACAAGTAGTATCTGATATTGCTAGTGAAGAAGACCTCGACGCACTAAACGAATTAGTCACAGGAAAGGAAGACTAAAACAATGGCAGGTATATTCGCGAAGAAGGCAAACATTTGGAACCACTACAAGGTAACTATTTCATTACGTGAAAAGCTCATGGGTGGTGTACCAAAAGACCCGAAGATTATTGAGGGTTGGTTGAAAACAAAAATGGGAACTTCCAATGAGGAAGAAACCAAACAACAGCTGTATAACACATTGCTTGAGCTAGGCTATGACCTAGCTAAGCGTGAGGAATACGAAGATGAGAAGGGATTAGAGCGACTCATTGACATGCAGAACGATGCATCAAGTGACCTCGCTGCCGTCAAGAATACAAACGGGTTCAAGTTTGATGAGCGTGGTTTGTACATAGAAGGGCGACAACTGAAAGCTGCACTCAAAGAATCTACAAACATTCTATGGGGTGGTGTACGTACTGGTCCTACGAAGAAAGGATTCAAGAGCTTTATCTCAGAACGCCTGATGGTCATAGAGGACAAGGTGTATCTAGGGATACAAGAACCTGATGGTATCGAGACTGTGATAGGTCACGTTACTGGACCACAAGGTCCACGTAGTACATTAGGCTACTCGGAGTATGCGTATCGACCAACCTTAACATTCCACATTAAAGAGTTGAAAGTACTTCAGACTGGACAAAAGCTAAACGATAAGGGTGGACAACCTGCGTTAACACTTGACCAATACGGAGAACTGCTGACTTGTATGGAAGAACAGGGCATCGGAGCTATGCGCTCTATGCAACATGGTCGCTTTGATACGATGGCACTTGAGCCAGTAAGCATAGACGATGTACCAGAGACATCTGGTATCGTTGCCGAAGCAGAGAAGGTGGTGCTCGAAGCAGCTAAGTCCTAACATAATGGGGAGGGGGCATACCCCCCTCTCCATACCGACAAAACACTACATAACTTGACTGCGCAGAACTACACATAACGACAAAACGCTACCCGCCGTCACTCAACTAACCGACAGAACGCAACGCGCCGACATTCATCTAAACTCTACACGCCGACGGAACGAGACCGCACCACACACTCAACGGCACATTACTGGTCGACAGGACGGAACCAGACAGCACGAAACGGTATTCCCCTAATCACCACCTACCGACTATTCGGTACGCGTTCTCACGGGTCAGAACATATTGACGAAACCAAACAAAACGGAACTAGCCTCTCCGACTATCCGACCCCTGCCCTCACGGAACATTACTCATCGACATTACTCACCGCTTCCTGTCGGATCATTTCGACACTCCAATGCGAGACACGTCCTGTCCATACCATACCTACCGACCTTACACTCCCCATCGCCTCCTTCCATCCCGACAATACAGGATAAAATATGTACAGAAAGGATATACATATGAAGGTAACAAACAGGCTGAATTTACCACAGCCAATAGTAGAAGTACTAGCGTCAGATAACTACTCAAAGGGTAGTGCTGACTTTAGTGCAACAGAACTCATAGATTCACCTCGTGTGAAGCAGCTTACAAAGCGACACTATGAGGACATCACAGTAGACTGTGCTGATTTGCTCTATCAGTTTGATGGCAAGGCAGTGCATTCATTACTGGAACAAGCCGAAGTCTCAGAAGACGTAGGCTTGATTGAGAAACGCCTTGAAGTACAGGTGGGTACGTACACTATCTCAGGGGCTATCGACTACTACGATGTGAAGCGCGGAGTCATACAAGACTACAAGCGTGTGTCCACATGGGAAGTAGTCATGGGTATCAAGGAAGAACGAGAGCAGCAACTCAACATCTATGCTCACCTAGCTAGAGAGAATGGTTGGGCAGTTAATGGGCTAGAGATTGTATATCTGTTCCGTGACTGGTCTGAAGCCAGAGCTACTCGTGAGAAAGATTACCCACAGGACAGGGCGCAGCGTGTAGACATACCACTGTGGTCAGCATCAAAAGCTCAGGAGTATTTAGAATGGCGTGTCAATCTACATGCTCAAGCATCTGAAGAATCTGATACCAATCTACCTCTATGCCTACCACATGAGAGATGGGAAGAACCCACTACCTATGCAGTAATGAAACAAGGACGCAAGAGTGCAGTACGCGCGACAGATGAGAAGGGGGATAAGTTTCTCTCTCAGGAAGCAGCTACTACATGGATGAACTTGAATGTAAAAACTCGTTCAGACCATCATGTAGAGACTCGCATAGGTGAGCCACGCAGATGTCTCAAGTACTGTAACGTAGCTTCGTTCTGTAATCAATGGAGTGATTGACTGTGAGAGGCAGGTAAACATTTGACTATCGCGGTGGCGATACCTCTCACACCCAACCAGAAAGGATTGCAAGTAGTGGTGTAAAAGGCAACCACACTTAACAACTAGTTCTAATATAGCAGGTTTTTAGTGGAGGGGGGAATGGGTGGAGACCAACCCCCTCCACTAAGCACTGAAGACAGGCTAGAGGGTAGCCTGTAAACATAATAAACTATGTGTTACTTTTTTGCTTTAGCTTTCTTGGGTTTAGGTGCATCATACACAGCAGGTACACCTACTGCACTTGCTTTCTTGCCGTTCTTTTCGATACTAGCCATTACTTCTTCTCCTTTTTCATAAATCGACCTGTCTTTGGGTCGCGCTTTAATGTTACTAGACTAGCAGAATCATCTCCCACTAGCTTCTGAGCTACACCTGACTTAACAACACTAGCAAAAGCACTGACTACTACTGTAGCTATCAGAGCCATAGCATCCATGTCTATATCAGCGATGCTCATACCTGCCGTCACCCCCACCGCAGCTTGCACTGCGGTTGACGCGGCACGTTCCAAAATATCCCTATATTCTTCGTTCATTAGTTCTCCATATCATCTACTAGCCCCATTGCAGAATCAAACGCATCCTTTAACGCGCTTTGAGCAGCATCTATCTGATCCATAGATGTCTGTACTTGATCCATTAAGGCTAATTGCTGTTTATTAACATCGCCTGTAGGCGGTTCCCCTAGAAACTTAAAGGCATCGTTCAGCCCTTTAGACCTAGAGAAGTACGGGTTATCTGCTACCGTACAGCCCCAATGTAAATGGGGTCCAGTTGATTGCCCTGTAGAGCCAATCTCTCCTATTTGTTGTCCGACACTGACGGATTCAGAGCGGCGGACACTCGGCGCGGCATTGAAATGAGCGTATAAAGTGTACCCAATAAGACCACCAGTGCTGTCATTGTGACGCAGGAAAACAGAGTTACCAAAGATAGCCGCCACATTTTTCCTCCACGCGACTGTTTCTTCAGTCGTGAATACATCATTAACTACTCCATCCATAGGTGCGTACACAGGTGTTCCGATAGGAGCAGCCACATCATTGCCCGAATGCCCCTTACCTGAACTTAGTTCAGGTCTTAAAACACCGTAGAAACTTGATACAGTTCCGCTTACAGGAAAGCCAGAGTACGTTAATCCATCTAAAGTTCCTGCGAAATTTAGTCTTGCCATCTTCTATCTCCAATCCCCATTCTATAATTATTAATAGCAGTAATACAACCAGTAGCCATTCGATACACGACTCCTAGCTCTTTAATGTTTTAGTCCCACCATAGTATTCCACAGCATGACCATTCTCTATTAACGCGTCGTTGAGATTCACTCCGTCGCAAATCAATTCTCCCAAAATTCTCCCGTACTTTCCCCTCCCATGACTCACCAGTATTATTTCCTCAGCCTCAGATACCATGTGCTTGGTGAATTCCTTCGCCAGTAATCCCTTTGCCTTCACCTCTAGATCCCTAGTCCTGCTCTCCCATGTGTCGAGTCCCATTAGTCTTATTCTTTGGCCTGATAACCACACATCGAACCCTAAATCTATATGCACATCCACTGTGTCGCCATCAACGACCCTGTCTAGAGTTACCTTATACTCATACATCAATCATCCCTCCTGCGTATATCAATCTCATTGCTAAACGCTTCAAATAATTTACCCAACCCCATCGATACAGGTAGGCTGAGAACCGCGAGCGCCGTCAAAAGCCCCTCAATATTTTGTAAAGTTTCTACGTTACCTGTAGCTGACCAGATAATCCTAGCTCCTAGAGCCAACCAAACCATGACTACGGGGACAAAGATGATCCCCACCAATAGCTGAACGCCTGTAATGGTAGTGCCACTACTGGTTTTTTTAGGCTCGTCATCTGTCATGGCAGCTCCAAGCGTCCCACCCTTGTATTTCCCAGATCTCATACGCGGCCTGTGCGTTGTCTACGGGTCTAAACAGGTGGTACTTTTTAGCCAGCTCAGGCCAGTACCCTGTGTTTATTTGAAACAACCCAACGGAAATACCTGTCCCAATCCCTATGTCACCTATGGCATCTATCCTGCCTGAGCTTTCACACATCATTAGATCATACAGCTTCACAGCATAAAAGTCGTCGTAAAACCAACGGTCTATTTCTTCTACGTAGTACATATGTGCTGTTACATACGAACGCCAACTTGTTTGTGCTAATACGTTAAGCAATTCCCATCGAGACAGAAAAATTAAATCATTCGCAGCAGTATCGGTAGAAAGAGTAATGTCTTTAGTCATCCTCGCACCTATACCCTCGCTGAGCGGCGTTACAGGGGCCATTACGAAGGGTGTGTGTACTTGCACAATAGACGGAGGGGGTACTGCATACGATACATGCACCACATTAGGCAAGGTAGCTGGTAAGAGCATGAGCATACTCAAGGCAAGACCAGCGGCTATTACACGCTTCATTGTTACTTAACGGAAACGGGTGCTTCCGTATTTCCTGTGGCATTAAGCACTTGAATCTTGGTTGTGTTCGCGATTATGAAGCTCGGAGCGTCGATTCCTGTGCCGTCACCTATCTTACTAGAGCTAATCGTCAGAGTTCCCGCCTTAATATGGTCTAGGTCTATGCCACTTCCATACGCAGACACGTTAGATATGGTTAATGTACGGCACTGAGATGCAGCCGTAGCAGTGTGTATGAGTATCTTATCGAAGGAACCACTGGTGACCGCAGGTACTTTAACCGCCCCACGGGTGCTGGTGACTGTAATATCAAGCACCGCTGCGTTAAGTGTAGGCCCTACGGAGATACCGTCTGCCACATTATTAAGAATATTTAGCGTAAATATCTCTGAGTTGGCTAGGCTAAACGTCTTAGCTTCTACACCTGTAATAATTATTTCATCACACTCTAAAAAGAATGCGTTTGAACCTGATGTGTCACCTAGTATTTGAATAGCAGCCGTACTCCCTAAGTTTGCCTTACCAATCTCTAGGTCCGTAATGCTAATGTCCGCAGCTCTAGCTCCACTCATGTTGATCTGTAATGTATTTACCTGTAGCTCACGCTCTACAGATGACGTATTGTCTTCAAACGTCCACTCTTCCCCGACCTTAAGGGTCTGGTCAGAAGCTACCGCAGCTACATGATATTGCGCTGGCTCGGGGAAATGAGGTGCTGCTCTGGTAAACACGACTGACGTACCAATAGCAAAACCTGTAACTAACAGACCCACCCCAATTCCCCAAGTACCAACTTTCCACACGCCCCCCGTAATGTGTAGACCTTTAAGTGAAGCAACCCGCAGGTTGGGTGGCTGCCAACCGTTTAATGACGGTAGGCGTACATTAATTTCAGGCGTTTTCCATTTAGGTGCACCGATTCTAATCGGTGGTAAGTGGACATCTTTAATCTGAAAAATCCTCTTAAAGAAAGAGGGCTTTTTATTCTCATCCATCAGTCATCTTCCAAATCATCTACGCGATCTTCAAGATCCTCGATAGCTTCCTCTAGTTCAGATGAATCAAATGCTTTCCCCACTGTGTACATACGCGCCATCTCCTGAGTCATGGCGATCTTGTCTTTCAGTGCTTCAATGTCGTTTTGCAACACCGCAATGTCAACGGTGGTTTGTTCTTCCTGAATAACTCCAACGGTAGAGGACAGATTTCCAACAGTCGAATCCAACTGAGCCACGTACCAGATGATCCCGAATGCTTGAGCGATGATGGCAACTACAATGCCTATCGACATTTTGATGTTGCTGAAATCCATTACGCATTCCTTGTGATTTTCATGTAGCTACCTACCAGTAGTGATGTGTTACTACCATTCGCAGTGTTCTGCGCCCATTGGAAATTCAAATTCCCTGCTGTTGAACTGTTGTGAATTGTGGCAAATATAGGTACGACCACTTTGTTATCAGCACCCGTACCCTGACCTGCCAAAGCCATTGTTTGAGTCTGGTCGTGCATGGAGTTGTAGGTTGTAATCGCTCCACCACCAGACGGAGCAGCCGCGTTAATTGCTGACGATCCTGTCTGCCCCCATTCAATCGTGCAGCCTGATACCGATCCGATGTCCCACTTAAACTTTACGTCTGGTGTTGTACCTGATAGGTAGATCAACACAAACTCAGCGACGTATGTAGCGTTTGCTACTAATGCAGTGGTGAAGTCCGCCAATGTGGTTAACGTAGCGGTGTTGTTAATCGTTTGCTCGGCACTAAGTAATGCAAGATTAGTACTTGCACCGTCAGCTACTTCAACAATCTGTGTGCCATTCCCATATGCAAGAACATTTTTTGTAGAGTTATACTGTATATATCCTGCGTCTGTGGCAGATGGAGATGAACTACCAGTTATTACTAATTGTGTAGGAGTTACCGTACCGTTAGAACTAACAACAAGACTGTCAGTACCAGCCGAATTTTCTACAATCATCTTCCTTGCGCCACCTGCATCAGCTAAACGCATAGTTATGTCAGCTCCTGAAGTAGCTACGATAGTTGGAGCAAAGGTACGAGTTCCTTCCAACGCTTCCTTATATTGATTAAGGTCAGCAGCTAACGCTGTATCGCCCGCTGTAACATTAGATAAAGCCATTAGCTATATATCCTTCCCGTGTTCCACGCACTTGTATCATAGATCAAAACCTCACCGATGTCAGTTAGCTGGTTGATTTCAGCGAATGACACGGTGTACACTTGCGTGTCTCGTCCATCTTGCGGAATGACTCCAGAGGATCTTAAACTCAACATCTTAACTGAATACGTGCGATTAAAAATATCGGTTAAAGTAATCAGCCTGTTCGCTGAGTTAAACAAAAACTCTTCCGACACTTTTGCACCGTAACGAGATTTACCCCCGCCTTTAAGGGATAAGTCATCTGCAACCACAAAATCCATCTCAAACATCCTCCGCCGATCAGGTGCAATAGTAGTGTCTAATACAGCCGATTCAACAGATGCTACGTTTGTCCCACCTACAGGACGAGTCATTTTTAAAATGTATCTAATTTTATTAAATCTAATTTCATTAGTAATATTAAACGTCGTATCGTTATCTGTAGATGTGCCTATAACTGTGCCCGTAATATCACCACGTTGAACATTTTGTTGAAATGTATCTTGATAATCATCTGAATCTATTACATAACTTATAGTTGTAGGCGATGATTCATTAGACCCTCGTGATAATAATCTCGCTCCGTTAAGTAGCTTTGGCGATGATGCTTGCCCTACATCCATCCACGATCCTACTATGTATTGATTATCACTTGACTGAGCAAACTTATAATCAGGGTCAGTATCAGGTAGCATTCCCGTTTTAGGCAACACAATACCTCGAAGTGTTCCTGATGTGGGCGGGTTACTACCTGTTGCATCTGTGCCGTACAAAATCCATGAATTTGTAGACCCCAGAATGCTGCTTCCAGCTACATAAATCCCTTTAATTGCAGGAGTTTCAGTAAAAGTTAAGGTGTGCCAATTAGTTGTATTTGGTTGCCCTTTCATAATGTATGACACGCCTTGATTATTTACTAATGAAAAATATATCCAATCAGAATCGCCAGTAATTCCCGTAATGCGTCCATCTAACTCTTCAGTTCCAACCTGTGCTGCGCTAGGGGGCCACACAATAGTCAAAGAGTTATTTATTGCATCAATTTGTAGCAGCCTACGTCCATATTGTACGTAACATTTCCCATCAATCCACACATACGGACGAGATCCATTACCTGCATTGACATCCCACACTTCATTATCACTGCGGCTTTCCCATACATTTAACGAATCGCTACCATCTGATCGCCAAATAGAATTTACTTTAAATACATATATATAATTACCAACAACCTCTAACCCTGTCACCCAATCGTTAGTAGTTGTTCCCATAGCTATAGCATTAGACCACGCGCCACCAGTATTAGTTCCGTCAACATTTGTACGAAGCCTACCGTTTCCATCACACGACCACAGCACAGCGGCACTAGAAGTTTCTCCACGTATAACAAAAAACAATACTGCTGAATTTGCTAATGTCGATTGGGTCCATGTAACTCCTGCATTAGTAGAGTAATAATAATTAACGGGAGCTTTGTTGCTTGTCTGAGCTACTGTTACAAACAATGTGTCATTAAAATCAATTATATCGCTGAAGTAATAACCATCCGCCAAAGCCATGTTAGTTTGCTCAATCCATAAATTAGATGCACTGTGGTAATACATTTTTCTACCACCAATAGCCCATAACCGACCAGACGATGGCGAATACATAAATTTAACTACAGGAGTTTTTGCATCTCCTTGAGTAAAAAAGTCACTTGACCCTATTTGATAGTTTTGAAAATGGTATGGCCCTGCATACAAACGTCCTGCGTAGCTCGCATCCACACCCCTTGTAAACGAATATTTAGTAAGCGATCCTGCTTCTTCATACTCCACTGAGTTAAATCCGCAACCACCTTGCCATTCTTCATACGCTACTGGAATTTCTACTTCAATAGGCACAGAAGCGTAATCATATGAAGCAGTATTAAATTGCGGCGTAATTTGATCAGCTAAAGATGCTCGATACCCCATTATTCCTTCATGCTCGTGAAGCATAAAGCCAACTTTTTGGTTGTCTACTTCTAGGTAAACATCATATGGCGTATCTACGCGAGAGCCAGTACTAATAAGAGACATTACTGGTAAGGGCTACGAATCATAGGAACTTGCGGAATAATATATCCCCATGCGTTTGTAGCATCCTTCTTTCTATCTATAATTTGAATTCGTCTAGCAATAGCTTCAAATTCTTCCGTTGTTAACCCTTCACGCTCAAATAAAATTTCTGCCGCTGCGCCGTACAAAATTTGCGCACTTCCTTCATCAAGTTCCATAGTATTAGTACATTGAGTACTAGGAACTGTTCCTAGTGTAGATAAATACTGTCTGCCTACCATACGAATTTGCCGCCCCGCAACAGGAACCCATGCTAATTTTACGCGCTGTGTTGTAGCATCACGGCGTAGTAAATGCGCGTCTCTAAATGGGTACACGTCCTGTATAAGATTGGACTCTCCATAGTAAAGCCATGCGCGGTTAAAGAATGCGGTCGCACCTGTAGTTCCGCCTGCCACAATTAAGGTCGCTGTCAACGTGGCGGCGTTCGTCGGAGAGATGTCTTTCTCTACCGTAAGCAGCTCCCAACCTGTCCCACCATGCAACGAAGAAGCAGTATCACCATCATCGTCAGTAAGCTGAATTTTGACCCCAGAGGTGTCCCGAGTATTCACCCACATTCCGAACGTCATGCGCCGTCCTGCGGCTTGTGAGGCTGTTATGGACATACTGCCAACTGTTTGTGCCAGAGTACCAGTAGTGGCAGCAGCAGTAGAAAGCTTCATGCAGCTTGTGTCGTACTTTGGAATCAAGCGATCCGTGTTGGTTTGGCTGACTATCGTGGCTGTGGTGTTGCTCACCGTCCAGCTTGTAGTCGTATTGCCTACTGGATTACTTAAAACATTCCATTCAGGGGTAATTGATTGAGGATCTTCTACAAAAATATACATCGGGCCTGAACGAATATCAGGGTTCACATCATAGCTATCATTCAGCCCATCGGATGTAGTTGTATCGTCATAAATCAACCTGAAAGCGTGTTCAAACACATCATCTCGTAATCGCGCTTCATCAAGACACTCGAACTTGAGCGACGGATCGTACCGATGTATCTGGTAATCCGTACCACTAGCCACTGTTTCACTGAACGGTGGGTCAACAAACACAGTCCCTGTAGCAGACACAAACTGAGTAATGCGCCTTACATCGTATTGAAGATTCCCTGTACCTGTAATTCTGACATAGAAATCAATGATCTGGTCGTCACCAAAGCGAGCTAACGACGTGTCTACGAGCGTATTGAACGTACCTGACCCTGCACTCGTAGTCGTGTCCGCCCAATAATCGTTGATAAACTTACTGAACCCCACGAGAAGATCACACCCTGACGTTGTGGTGACCCCACTGGCGCTAGTCGGGAATCCTATACCTACTGGACCCATTACCATGTCAGGCTCCTATCGTCGCTCGTTATTTCTGTATGTATCAGAATTAAAATACGGGCGGTCATGAACCGTACCCAGCAAGTATTCCTCAGCCGTAGCAGAAATGAGTTCCCAATCATCATTTGTAATATCGGTACGCTCCCATGA